GTGGCCGCCGAAACCTGCCCGCAACCGCTGCAACCGCCGCCGCACCTGATGGCGCGGAAAGTGCCGAAGGCTGGGAGCTACTCGGAGAGTGCGCGTCAAAATATGCTGGAATGGCAGAAGTAGCCGACAGCCAAGCCGCCGATTTGAGGGAGTGGCAGGCATATGGCGGCGCGGTGTCGCAGTAAGGTCGTCTGAATTTCAGAGGGCTGAAATCACCTGAAAAACGTTCCGCAAAAATTTTACGTCCCTTGATTTTAAAAGGGAAATCTACGCTTATAAACCGTGTTTTGCGGAATGTTTTTTCTATCTCAACCCTTATGGAATAAGGGTTTTCGTGCTAATAGCCCAATTGCCGTATTGATATATAATATGTTGATTTTATATATAAAATTCTAAAATTCATTCCGCAAAAACGGGATATGTTCCGCAAAATAGATTTTCACTTCAGGGGTTTTAAAACCTTCTCCTGCCTGATGTACCTGTTTGTCATGGCCTCCGTTGTGTGTCCGAGTTGCTGCCTCGCGGCGTTTTTGTCGCCCGTCATCAGGTAGGCATCCGTGCCGGATTTCGCGCGGAGGTCGCGGAATTGGAAGTTTGCCAGTTCTTCCGCCAGTTCGGGGTGTTCGGTTTGAAGTTGTTTCCGCAGGGCTAGGAAGTGTCTTCCGAGTACATCCCGGGTCAGCCGCCCGCCACGGCTGTTCTTGAACAGATAGCCGCCGTTTTCCGGCGCGCGCCTGCTGATGATTTCGGACAACAGTCCGCTGATTTCAAAACGTAGCCGTGCTTTGGTTTTCCTTTGGGTGATGTGCAGGATGCCGTCGTGGATTTGGTCGGTATGAAGGCCGACTATATCTATGGGACGCTGGCCTGTAATGTAGGCGGTGTCCATCAGATCGCGCATGAGGCTGTCCGCCGCTTGGTAGACGATGCCGTACAGGCGGTCATCTATGTACACGTCCCTGGGCTTTTGCGTATGGCGTTTTACGCCTGCGGCAGGGTTGGCTTTTTCGGTGTACCCCCATGAGCGGGCTTGGTTCCATGCGGCGGTAAACCATTGGATGTCGTTGTTTGCGGCGACGGGCGAGCTTTTCCGCCATTCGAGGTAGCGGGCGATGTGTTGGGGTTGGATTTCGTCCAATGGTGCGCCGTCGAAGAATTGGCGCAGGCGTTTTAGGGATAGTTTGATGGCTTTTTGCGTACCCGCCGTTTTGGTCGGGGCGTGTTCGTTTTCAAATTTATCCGCTAGGATATTGAATGTGATGACGGAGTTTTCGGGCAGTTTGGCCGCTTCGTGTTTCGCCCACTCTCTTACAGCGGAAACATAATCTGTACCCAGCGGGATTTCTTTGCGCCGTCCGTTCTCGTCTCGTCCGTCGTAGTAGTAATAGACGGTGGTCTTGCCGTTTTTTCGGGTGCGTTTGCGCGCCAGCATTCTATCCGGCAGGTTGCTGTTGGCGCTTCGTTTCCTGCCCATGATTACTCCCTCCTAGACTGCCGGCTGCCACCTGGGCTTGTCCGGCTTGTGTTTTTGCGGTTTGCCTTCCAGCACGCTGCGGCTGACAACAGGGTAGCCTGCGGCATTGGTAAAAAACGGAATGCCGTTTTTGCGCAGGGTTTCGGCCTGTTTTTTCGGTTGTTTGCGTCCGGTTAGTTGGACGGTTTCTTCTCTGGTCAAAAAGGTGTCGGTCATTTCTACCCTTCCTGTTTTTTCCGCTTCCGGTGCGCTTCGGCATCCAGTATCGGCTGGGATTCTTTGATGGCGCGGACGTAGTGTTTCCACGCGGCCATTTCGAGGGCGGCTTTGAAGCGGTCGGCGGTTTGCTGCAACAGGCGCAGTTCGTCGCCCGTGGCGATAAATTTTCCGCGCTCGGTGTATCTTTTGCCGATGGTGTCTATGGTTTCGGCAACTTTGCCCGATGCATCTTCCACCTGCAGGGCAAGGCCGATGCGGAACGCGGCTTCGGTGTCTTCGTCGGCGTTGAAGGTGTCGGCTTGGAACACTTTCAGCAGGGCGAAGTAGAGGTAATGCGTGCTGCACGCAGCGTAGAACATGCCTTCCGTCGCCGTGCCTGCTTTGAGGGCTTCGATAAAGGCGAAATAGGGGGCGGATATTTCGGCAACCTCCCTGTCCTTTAATGGTTCGTTGCTGACGGCCAGTTTTGGGATAAAGTGGGCGTAGCGGCAGGCGGCAAGGGGGTTGCGTTTCGGGCTGTATTTTTTGCGCGGACGTTTGTTGGCGGCCATTATTTACCTCTCGTTTCAGGCGGTTCGGGTAGCGGTTGCCAGTGGGTTACACGGTCATCTTCATTCTCGTTGTAGAACCAAAATACATCTTCATTACTTGCCCATGACAAGAAAATATATCCGCGTTCGGTACATACCAGGACGGAAGTTTCAGTCTCCGGCAGCCTCTCCTCCACGCTTATCCATTCTGATTGTGTGGCCCGGGCCTGCCATGCCTGCCATGCATCTTGAACATGTTGTAGCCTATAAACACCGCTTGGCCACTTATCGAATGTTCGTCCACGCCATGGCGTGGGTTGATAGGTTTTTACATACCATGCTTCAAATACCGCGCTCTCTTGTTCAATTATTTCAGGTGTCATTGCATCTTTCCTTTTATTTCCTGTTTGATTTTTCCGATTGCCCGGTACGGTTTCCACGTCCCTTCTTCCATTCTGCGGATGCCGACGATGTGCATGTCTGCGTTTCCTTCGGCCAGTTGGCAAAATTCAAGGGCGGTGCCGTAGTCGGAGTATGCCGGGCTGATTTGGTAGCGGGTATTGCCAAGGCGTTTCCAGTGCCGCCTGTCCTCGTACCAAATCCCTTTTTGTTTGTCGTGGATCAACCCGCGCCGTGCCTCTTCTTCGGCGCGGGTTTTGCCGAAAACGGCGAACATTATTTAACCGCTTCTTTTAGTGGCTTGCCCGGGCGGAATCTCGGTTTTTTGGTGGCGGGAATCGTCAGTGTTTCGCCTGTCTGCGGGTTGCGGCCCTGACGTTCGGCACGCTCCGAAACGTGGAAAACGCCGAAACCGACAATGGATACTTCGCCGCCATCGGCTAATTGCTGCTTGATGGTGTCAAACACGGCGTTAATTACTTTTTCCGTTTTGTGATCGCTCAAGCCTGCTTGTGCGGCAACGGATTTGACTAATTCGGTTTTGTTCATTTTTTTGCTCCTAGGTTGGTTTTGGAAGCGGCAAACCGTGCCGCGCGGTCAATTAAATGTTTATTTAATCAATATTTCCAAATTCATCTTTTTTCCTTTAAAATTTCACTACCTTCAAATCGCCTTCTTGGGCTGCTCCGATACGGTAAGACCATGTTCGTTCACGTTTTTCTTTAGGTCTAACATAGGCAACTTTAAATTCGCTTACATCGGCATACACAACTCCACCCCGCAGAGGTTCGTGAGTTATTGGCAAGTTGCCATGCTCTGCCTTCAGGTCTTCCAATCGACTGATTAAGTCTGATATGCGCGGATTACTCGACCAAAATCCATTTTCCATTTTTTTATTTACCTTTCTGCCTTTTGGTATAAATTCTTTTTCAGACGGCCTCCGCTGCCTGTATGCGCATGGCCGCGTCGATTTCCTCCCGGTTATCGGCATATACGTCCCCGCACCAGCCCGGCAGGATCGCGTGCTTGGTTTTTATTAACCAGTCGAGGCGGACGGTGTCGGGGTAAGGTACAATCTCGAAGGTGTCGTAGGCGTAGAAATTCGAACATTTCTGCCCTTCCCAGATAATCCACGCGGCGGTTTTGCCTGTGTCGATAATCAGGCCTTCCGCGCCTGTTTGTTTGCAGCGCACGCGGTCGCCGAATTTGAATTGCTGTGTCATGGGTTGCTCCTAGGGCTGTACTTCATCATCAGTTTTAAATTCTTCATTTACCTTCTTCATTATTGAAAGCGCGGAATCCAAGAACCCTTTTGGGTCATTTTCGATATGGGCGCTAATATCTTTTAGAAACGAAGAAGTTAGTACGGCCGCACATAAGGCAACTAATCCTGTGAAGTTTTGGGCGGAATAACTGTCAAATTTTGTTGGGTACTCAACTTTCATCTTTTCGTCAGTTGCACTAATCTTGAAAACATAAGTAGTCATTTTTATATCCTGGATTCAGAACGGTTATTTCTCTTATATGTAACTCAGAACGGGATGTCATCGTCAATATCATCTACGGGTTGTGCGGGTGCGGCGGAAGCCTGACGGCGTGGTGGCGTTGGCGTTTCTGCTTGCGCTGCTTGCGCCTGTTGCCCACTGTCATTGCCGCCGCCCAACATCTTCATTTCGTTGCCGATGATTTCGTATGCTGTGCGTTCCACGCCGTTTTTGTCGGTGTATTTGCGGCTTTGGATGCGGCCTTCGATGTAAACGAGGCTGCCTTTTTTCAGGTATTGCCCGGCTACTTCGGCCAAGCGGCGGTAGAGGGTTATCGCATGCCATTCTGTGCGCTCTTGTTTTTGCCCGTGCTGGTCTTTCCATGTTTCGCTGGTGGCTATGGAGAAGTTACAGACGGCCTCGCCGTTGGGCATGTGGCGCACTTCGGGGGCGCGGCCCAGGCGGCCGATTAGGATGACTTTGTTCAGGCTCATTTTTGCTCCTGCATGAGTTGTCGGTAGTATTCTTGGCAAGCGGCCACGCGCTCTTGGATGCGCTCGATGGCTTCGGGGTCTCGCTTGACAGTAACGGTGGTGACGCGTTTGTGCAGCGGTATGCGCTCGATGGCGTCAATCAGTTTTTCGGGGTTGCCGTATTGTCCGAGCAGGTCTTCCGGGCAGGGGAACAGCCAAAAATCAATCTCTGCCTGTTCGCAGTCGAACAGCCACATATAGCCCTGCATTTGCCAGTCGTAGCCTGCTTCTTTGACTTTGCGTTCGGCTTCTTCGCGGAAAAACGGGTGGGTTTTAATCTCCCAGCTGCATTTGGTGTCGATAATCAGACGGTGCTTCGGGTCGTGTATGTCGCACTCGCCGCTGATGAAGCTGTTTTCGCGCCGTTCGGTATTTTTGGCATACTGCCTGCCGCGTATCATGCCGCTGCCTTGGATGGCGAACGGCTCTAATGCGTTGCCCTTTTCGGTGTACTTTGCCCCGTCAAAGGCCGCCACGCCGAAGAGTTCCTGCTTGGCCTGCTCGATAAGGTGGCTTTTGGCGGTCTGTGTCAGCCTGTCGTTTTTGCTGCGCGGCAGGCCGATGATTTTGTGGATGGCGGAACAGCGGACTCGCATTACAAACTCTCAATCTCCGCCCGTTGTTCATCGGTCAGGTCGTAGTTGCCGTTTAGTACGCTCTCTACGCTGATTTCACCAGTGCTGATGTTGTCTTTCAGGGTGGCAAACAGGGTATCGTCCACTGGCAGCAGCATTACGGGTTCGGACGGCTGGTTGTCGATGTAGTCGAACTGTTCGGCGGTTACGTCTTTAATCACGCTTTGGTCGGATAAAACGGCCTTTTGCATATCAATCGACAGCGGGGCTTGTTTAGACAGCAACAGCTTGGTAACGGTTTTGAGTGCCATCGCCTCGAAGTTGTCCGCCCATACGCCGTAGCCTTTTTTGAATGACTGGCTGTATCTGCCTGCGTGTGCCGCTACCTGTTCGTGCGTCATGTACAGTTCGGCGGTAAAGCCGTTAATCAGTTTGAAATAGGCGTAGTAACCAACAGGCTGCTCGTTGGCGGCAGGTTTTTGTTTCCAGTCGAATTTGAAGCCGTTGATGGGGTCTTCCTCTATCAATTGGTCTTCGTAGACGGGCAGGGATACCAGCCGCTCGAATTGGCCGCTGCGTTGGGCAAGCTGGATAAAGCCTTTGTAGCCAAGCTGGAACTGTGCTTCCACGCGCCCTTTGTTGCGGTAGGGGACGATGTAGGCAAAGCCCAGGTTGTTATTGACGGGCAGGTTCAGGGTGGCGGCCATGCAGGCGGCGTTGAATATGCTCATCGGTTCGGCATCCAGCAACATGGCGTTGCTGTTTACGATCTGCATGATGGATGTGCCGAAGCTGGCGGCGTTTTTGTCCACGAGTTCGCGCATTTTGGCCTGTACGGCGGGCTTGTCGAAAAAGTCTTTAATTTGGCGTGATTTCTGCGATGGGGTTAATTGCGTGTTGCTCATTTCGGTTTCCTTTTTTCAGGCCGTCTGAAACGGTCATGGGTATTTGTGCCAGTAAGCTGGCTTTAAAATCTCAGGCATGGGCGGAAATTTGTTTACTTCGCTCGGTGTGAGGTATTTTTCCGCCTTGCGTTTGTAGTAGTACCTTGACTGCCTCTCCGTGCATTTTTGGCATCGTTTTTGCCGGAAGCCGTTTTTCTGTAAGGTGAAATCGCTTTCGGGCTTTGCCTTTTTGCAGGCGGGGCAGGTTATGATTCGGGGCATGGCTCACTCCACAGCCTTGTACTTGTGATATTTAAGTTTCTTCTGACCTGTTTTATTATCAATCGCAATCTTGCCCTTGATGCTGTACTCGCCGAGTTTTGCAATATAGACAGGCCTTATTGTTTCCTCTTTGCCTTTGCAAAGCTCTATAAATTGCATTGCTGTGCTTTCTGTTGAAAAATCGGGCGAGATTTGATAGCAACCTCTGTTTTTCTCGAATGTTTTATATTCGTCTTTAATCTTTACGCCAAAACGGCTAAAAGATTTTTCATATTCTCGTTTTAAGCTTTTCCCAAATACGGCAAACATTATTCATCTCCAGTTGATTCATACGGCGGATGCCAATCGGTGCGGTCGGCTTCCTCAACCGCTTTGATTGCTTCGGCATCGCGGGCCGCCTGTTCTGCCTCCACGGTGTTCATGCGGCGCATCCATGCTATGTCCGCCTCCACTTCCTGCCGCGTTTTTGCGGCGTCCCATGCGGGAGGAGGGGTTTTTGCGGGTTGCACCTCGCATCCGCCGTAGGCCGCAATGAGGAGCAGGGCGGCGAAAAAGGTTATCCAATTCAGTATGTTGCTCATTCGGTGTCTCCGGTTGAAGGCCGCACGTTCCCGCGCTTCCGTGCGGACGGAAACGGGCGGCTTGGGGGTGTTCGGGTGATTTCGCGGGGATGCGGTCAGATGAAGCGGGCGTTGAGCCTTTGCAGTCTGTCGAGCGTGCCGCAGACGTGGGCGGCGCGGTCGGGTTCCAATGCGGGGAGGATGCGCCGCAGGGCTTGGACGTTGTGGCGCAGGAAGCCGCGGCTTTCTGCCCACAGGGTGTGCATGGTGGTGGCTTTGGGGTGGCCGAGTTGTTTGAGGGGGACGGCGATTTCGTCGAGCATTTCGAGTGCCCATGCGCCGTAGTAGACGGTTACGGCGAGGCGTTCGATGTCGAGGCCGTCGAGCAGGGGTTGCCTGTCGTCGGAAAGGGTCAGCGCGTGGACGTAGGCGACGGCTTCGGGCAGCTTCCCGGCGGGAATGTCTTCAATCGCGCCGACATTGAAGCGTTGGTGCACCATGCCGTAGGCGGTGCTGTAGTCTATGCCTTTGCGTCCGACAAGCGCGGCGACGGCCTGCTGCAACGGTGTGCGGTCGTCGGCGGTGGTTTTGGCGGGGAGGCCGTCTGAAACTTGACCTTGGGCTTCGAGAAAGCAGCGGATGACTTTCAGGGCGAAGGCGGGGCTGATCCACATGCCGTAGGCGATGACCAGTTCTTTGCAGACGTAGGTGCCGCGGTTTTTACCACCGTGCACAACTTCAGCGGCGCGGCCGCCTTCGGCTTCGATTTCGGCGATCAGGTCTTGGGTTTGTTGATTGCGTAGCCAAAAGGCGGGCTTGTGGTTATCGTTTCCACCTGCCGCTTTATGCAAATCAGTTAAGTTGTAGAGGGTGTCGGAAATTTGGCGGATGGCCACGTTGGAAATTTGAATTTGGTTCATTGCGAACACTCCTGAACTTTTAGTTGGTGATTGCCACTTAGTAGGTGGCGGGCTTCAACTACCGAGTTCAGTCGGCGAGGCGTATTCCCCTTGCGGGTGTTGTATTCGGCCTTCTCGACCCGCCTTTGACTTTTTTTAAGTTGCAAATCTGCAACTTGGGAATAGAATCAATGGCTTGCTTTTTGCAATAGATACAAAAAAGCCGCATCTGACGGGTGCGATTTGAACCGCTGAACTTAAGTAGTGCGGCAATCATAACCGATGTGCGGGGGCGGTGCAAGTAAAAAGCCGCGCGGCTTGGGTTATTCTTGGTCAACGGCTCCAAATAGTGGGATGGTCGTCCCTTTTTTGGGCAGGACTTCGTCCATCATGTTTAAAAAATACTGCCATCTGTTGCCGGTTTTGTTCAGGCATGCCCGTTGCAGGGCAAGGATGGTGTACATTTGGGCGGAAAACAGTTTGTCGCCTGTTTCGTCGTTCAGCCATTGGTGGTGTTTGTGGGCGCGTTGGCCGTTGACGAGCTTGGGATTGCGTTTTTCCAGCTCTTCTTTCAGGCCGGGCAGCAGCCGCTCCCATACTAGGTCGTTGGTGTAGTGGCCGACTATGCTGTAACGGTTTTTTGACATGCCCGGCCAGCTCCAGCCTTTGAGTTTGTAGATGTTTTCGTAAAATTCGTCGGGAAAGCGTTTGAACCAGACGGCCATGTTTTTGCGCAATACGCTGTCGAAGTAGTTTCTCAAGCCGTCGGCAGGCCGCATGGTCTGGTAGCCGGTGGCTTCGTCTATCAGGGCGACGATGCCGGTTTCGGCCAGTGCCATCAGGATTTGTTCGCATTGGGCGGCTACGGTGGCCTGCCTTGCGGTTTTCAGTATGCCTGCGTTGCGGGCTTCAAGCATGCCTTTGCAGATGCTGACGAGCATTTCGGCGTTGTAGCCGGAAATCTGCTTGCCTTGGAAGTGGTATTTTTGCGCTTGGAAGTGGCCCGGTTCTCTGTCTTTGTAAATCAATGGCCTAAGGGTTTTGTTGTTCAATAAACGGGTCATTCTCGACCCGGACTTTCTTGTGCCGTCTTCTCCATCTACCAGCTTCAGGATGTCTTGCATTCCCCGCCCTGCTATCAGCCGTTCGCCGTTTTCGCCGACGTAGCAGTCTACGATTACGCCTGCTATTTGGAGTTTGCCACCAAGCAGGGCAGCAGGCAGCTGGGCGTTCCAGCGTGCCTGCGCTGCTTTTTGGGCAATGTGTTTTTTTTGGCTGTCGTCCAGTATTTGGGCGCGGACGATGCCGCCGTTCCGTTTTGTGTCCATTGTATAATCGCAAGCATTTTTCAGATGCTTGCGATTATATGTTACTACATGATATTCATGCAAATTTTATAACGACGGTTTTTTGCGCCAACTGGCGTTTGGCAAGAAATGCCTTAATGAGGCCGTCTGAAGCCTGCGCGGTGGAAATCGGCAAGGGCTGCAAGCGGCCTGTTAAGGTATCTCGCGGGCTTTTGTGTTTTGGGCATCCCGCTTTGCCTGCCCTGCAACCGTTGGGACGGTTTCCCCCAAAGCCTCCCGGCTTTGTCTTTGCCGCGTGTGCGGCAGCCCTAGGGCGGTTGCTACGTTTCCATGCTGTTAAAGATCGGTTCAAACATTTATGGGGCAGGGCGCGGATGGGGGCGGATAAATTCCCCGTCCAGCCAGGGGATTAAAGCTGACGCACCCTGTCCGATAAGTGTTTGTTGTTGCGTGCCGCGACGGTAAGGAGGCCGTCCGCACGCTGTCGAAGGTTTGTTCAGACTCTTTCCGCGCCTGTGATATGCCCACTCTCCGACTAACGGCATACCATTGATGGACTATCATCATGTCTGTCCAAAGCGGTATTGGTCTAAATACGGAGGGGTGGCGAATCCCCCTGTCTCTGCCTGCCGCCTGCGTCTTGCGGCACTCCCCCGCGCCCGGGGGTAGCATATTGCGCCTGTCTGCAATGCCGTATTTAGGCCGATGCCGCCTTATGCGGCCATGCGTACCGTCCGCAGTGCGAGGTATTTGTTGTAGTTCGGCATTTCGATGCCCAGCGGCAGGGGTTGTTCGCCGTGTTCTTGCAGAAATTCGCGCATCATGTTTTCAAAGTCGTTTTTCGTATAAGCGGCTTTGTATTCTTCGCGGGTATATTCGGCTTCGTCGGCCCATACCCATTCCATCAGGATTTGCAGGCCGTATTTCTTGGCCAGCCGTTCGGATTCTTCTTTGTCCGCCTCTTCCTGCTCCTCTTTGGCGTAGGTGTATGCCCAGTCGGCTTCGTTATCTGCCATCGCCCGTGCAATGGCGGGGTTTTCGATGTAGGGGGTGTACATTTTTGTCTCCTTCCGCCCCCCTCGGGGCGGGGGGGGGGG